TTCTGGTTCTACTGCCTTGGCGGCTCGGCCGAGCCGCGGATCCTGCACCTGTCGTGGAACGGCATTGCGTTGCCACCCGACCACCCGTTCTGGCGCGCGCACTTCCCACCCAACGAATGGGGCTGCAGCTGCTACGTTTCGGGGGCGAGGACCGAGGCGGGGGTGCGGCGGCTCGGCGGAAATCCGGCGAAGCCATTGCCCGAGGACTGGCAGGCGATCGATCCCCGCACCGGTGAACCTCAGGGCGTCGGAAAGGGCTGGGGTTATGCACCCGGGGCCGGCGTCGTGGATGAACTGGTCGAGGTCGTGCGCGGCAAGATCGAGCATCTTCCACCGGAGATTGCCCGGACCTTTGTCAATGATCTCGCGGAGCGGTTCCAGGACAGCGAGCTGGGGCGGACGCTGCGCGGCATCGCGGCGGGGCTTGGGTGATGCAGCCCGGGGACCTGGTTCGTCTCGATCGCCTCGCAGACACGGTCTGCCATGGCGCGCAGATGGAGATCTGGGTCGACGAACTGCGGCAGGAGCTGGCGGCGCATCTGCGCCCGCCGAGGGACTACGATGAGATGCCGGATCTCGCGGATGCCCTGAAGACCGCCATCCGGCATGTCGTCGAAGGGGCGTTCAGCCATCCGGAGATCCTCGGGATCCCTGGCGGGCATGATCCGCGGCGAACCAGATGAGCCGGAGATCGTCTGCGCCGCGGCGGCCGCACACTGAACAGGTGGCCCTGGCGAGGAGCTTCTCTCGGGGGACATCTTTAAGCGGTTCATAGGGAACCCCGTCGGAATGACCGCAACGGCAGAAGAAGACGTGTTTGAGCATCGGCTCTGACCTGACCAGGTAAAAGGGTGACGGCACATGCCCCGCATCGAGATCACCAGTGACAGTTTGACCGAGGCGCTCGCGCGGATCTCGGAAGCGTTGTCGGACACCGCGCCGCTGATGCAGGACATTGGCGAATATATGGTGAAGAGCACCAACGACAACTTCACCTCGGGCTCAGATCCTGACGGAAAGCCCTGGGCGCCGCGCACGCAGACAACGCTGGACGCTTACGCCGCCCGAAAGGACAAACCGGGGCCGCGGCCTCTGATCGGGCCGACGAAGAGCCTCTCCGGGACGATCAGCTACGAGGCCGGCGCCGACGACGTCACGTGGGGCTCCAACATGATCTACGCGGCCGTGCAGCAGTTCGGGGCCGAGGCGGGTGAGTTCGGGGCCCGGATGGGGGTGAACAAGAAGGGGCGGCGGTTCTTCATGCCGATCCCATGGGGCAACATCCCGGCGCGGCGGTTCCTAGGGGTGGGTAAGGAGGATGAGACCGCGCTCATCGAGATCGTGGAGGAGTACCTGGAAGGGGCGGTGGGCGACTGAGCCATGGCGCACCATGTTGATGCGCACGTCTTCTTGGCCCGCATTCCAAGCGATTGACGCTGCGACGCCGCAGGACGGCGCCGAGCCCGATGAGCCCAAGATCCTGCCGTAGCCTCGCTGCGGGTGCATTCCTACGCTCCCAGCCCAAACGCGACCTTCGCCTCGAGCCGCCGGGGCTGGCGAAGCGGACCTTCCCGCCAAGTGGTTGGCGCGATCGCTTTGCGGGACGAATCATGAGTTCGCTGCGGCTGTGCCAACGGCTGCTTACGGCAAGCTTCAACGAGCGGTCGCCTTTCTAGAAAAGCTAGGCGGGACCGTCAGAAGTGAGCGTCACGTACTCCGCCGGATATCATCAAGCTTATCTTGAACTTCAGATAGTTTATCGGAAACGGCTTGGTGTGCATTAGCGAGCTGGGTTTCAATGCCTTTGGCCTCACGGGCACATGTCGCAACAGCCTCCGCAACTTGATCGCGATAGCGCTTTCTTCCTCCTGCAAACATACCAAACTGCATGGCCCTGAGGCGCGCCTCAATAGCACCGAGGAACTGCGCACGTTCGCGCACCTTCCCTTCGAGATCGCCTAGTTTTTGCTCTTCTGTAAGAACGCGCTTCTCAAAGGTTTGCGCTTTGGATTGGGTAAGCCCCCGTCCACCGTTCAAGGTGCCGATTGCACGATCAATTCTTTCTCCGATCGCATTGGCTTTATCGGCTTCCTTTGACACGGCTTCGATAGCTTTCATGGCAGCACTGCGCAGGTGTTCGATTTCATCAGCGGGACGGGACCTTTGGCTTTCATCCCAGCCAGATGTGGATGACCAAGATAAGCCTGTCCCAGGCACGGAAAGCGTGGATCGAACTCCGCGTTTGCTGACGTTTACTGTTGCGCCACGTCCTCCAATGCTAGTCGAGACACCAGATTTTGATAGGTTGAGACGCACGCCGGGCATGATTTTGACGGATTTTCGAAAGCGCATAGTTTTGTCCCTAAAAGTTCAACTCTAGGTCTGCATTTCTAGCAGGGTCAAGCCGACTATCGGGTGAGAAGAGGTTTGGCTTTCAACAACTGCATATTTGTGGCACGTCGCCAGACGCCGAAGTTTGACCCCTGCATAAGCCCCTTCCAGAACCCAAGTGGTTGGAAGTTTTTGCCTCCACCGTAATAGCAGACATTTGCCGCAGTGCAGAAACACGGCAAAGAGGGCTCGTAGGGGCCGATCGCTGCGCTCAGCCTGAACGACAGCTTCCGAGAGATGAACCCAGCGGTGCGATGTCTGCTACCTGCGCAAAGCCCTCGCTCAGGGGATTCAGGCTGCAGGTGAAGCGAACGTCAGCTCCGTCCCTCCCGCACGGTGAACCTACGCCCATTCCTTCGCAAACAGCTGCCGGCGACGAACATCGCGCACTTGACCGTCGCCCGTGAGCTGCGGCAGTCTTGGTTTGCAGCCACGCCACTCCCCCTGACAACTAGTTGGACATGTTTGCGATCTGCCTCGCGGGGCAAAGATCGCTGCATGAACACCGCCCTCGTCTCCCTTTCCACAATCCCGCTCCCGGCTCCGGCAAACGGCCAGGCCGTGCCCGAGTGGGTGCATCTCGTGCCCAAGGGCCGGGTCCAGGCGCGCGACGGTCGCGGGCCCTGGCACTATGACGACGCGAAGGCGGTGATCGAGGAGAGCTTCTCCCGGCGCCAGCGCATCCACATCGACGAGAACCACAGCACCGACACGGCGGCCAAGCTGGGCCTGTCGGCGCCGGCGCGCGGCTTCATCACCGAGATGGAAGAGCGCGACGACGGCATCTGGGGCCGCGTGGATTGGAACGAGAGCGGCCGGGCGCTGCTCTCGGATCGCGCCTACTGGGGCCTCTCTCCCGTCCTGTCCTACGACAAGACCACCGGCCGGGTGACTGCCATCGCCCGCGCCGCCCTCACCAATGATCCCGCCCTGCGCGAGCTGCTCGCGCTCAACAGCACGGAGTATGGCGACATGTTTTCCGCGAAGGTGGCCAAGCTGCTTGGCCTGTCCGAGGATGCCTCGGAAGATGACATCACGGCCGCCCTGGCCACGCGCCTGGATGCGGACGGAGATGGGGACGAGACCCTCAGCACCGCGCTTGGCCAGATCGGCACGGCCATGGGGCTCGAGGGCGAGGTCAGCCTGACCACCGTCGTCGCGGCTGCCCGCGGTTTTGCCAGCGCCGGTGGCGAGCAGGCCGAGGCCATCGCTGCGCTGCAGACCGAGGTGACCACCCTCAAGGAGGGCGGCAAGCGCAAGGCGGCGGAAGACTTCGTCGACGGCGCGATCCGCGACCGGCGCGCCGGCGTGAAGGCCGCGCGCGAGGAGTATGTCGCCCTGCACATGGAGGATCCTGCCCGCGCGGCGAAGATGATCCAGGCGCTGCCCCGGCTCGACCAGACCAACACCTCGCTGGAGCCGCCCGCCCCGAAGGAGGGTGAGGCCGCGCTCAGCACCGATCAATCCGCCATCGCGAAGATGCTGGGCATCGACCCGGCGGCGATGGCCAGGAACCTCGGGGAGGCACTCTGATGGCCGCGCTCACACAGGACCGCAACACGCCCCGCTCGGAAGGGGATATCCGCCGCGGCGCGGTGGCCGCGGCGACGCTGATCTATGCCGGCGCCATGGTGATGCGCAACGCCAGCGGCCACCTGGTCGAGGGCCAGACCGCCACCGGCCTCGTCGGTGCGGGCGTCGCCATGGAGCGGGTCGACAACAGCACCGGCGCCGCCGGCGCGCTCGCCTGCGACTACCGCCCCGGGACCTTCCGCTTCGGCAACTCGGCGGGGGCCGACGAGATCACCATCGCCGACATCGGCGCGGTGGCCTTCGCGGTCGATGACCAGACCGTCGCGAAGACCGACGGCACCGCCACCCGCTCGCCTGCCGGGATCATCGACGCCGTGGACGAACGGGGCGTCTGGGTCCGGTTCGACGAAGCCCTGACCAACGCATCCTGACGGAGACCCTGACATGCTGGTGAATGCCGCAAACCTGAACGCGCTCCGCGCGGGCTTCGCAACCAACTTCCAGAACGGGCTCGGCCAGGCGTCGTCGCAGTGGTCGCAGGTCGCGACCGAGGTGACCTCGACCCAGAAGGAGCTGAAGTACGGCTGGCTGGGCAAGATGCCCAACGTGCGCGAATGGATCGGCCCGCGGGCGGTCCAGAGCCTGATGCAGCACGACTACGCCATCAAGGAGAAGCCCTGGGAACTGACCATCGGTGTCGACCGCGACGACATCGAGACCGACAACCTCGGGATCTACGGCCCGATGTTCACCGAGATGGGCATGTCGACCGGCTCGAAGAAGGACGCGCTGGTCTTCGGCGACACCCTAAAGGCCGGCTTCTCGACCGAGTGCTACGACGGCCAGAACTTCTTCGACACTGACCATCCCGTGCTCGACGAGAATGGCGAGCTGACCACCGTCGCCAACACCGACGGCGGGGCCGGGACGCCCTGGTTCCTGCTCGACACGTCGCGGGCGCTGAAGCCGGTGATCCTGCAGCGCCGGAAGGACTTCGAGTTCGTCTCGATGACGGATCTGACGAGCCAGAACGTCTTCATGAACAAGGAGTTCATCTACGGCGCAGACGCCCGGTTCAACTCGGGCTTCGGGTTCTGGCAGATGGCCTGGGGGTCGAAGCAGACGCTGAACGCGGCAAACTACGCCACCGCCCGCGCGGCGCTCTCCGGCATGAAGGGCGACTACGGCCGCCCGCTGGGGCTCATGCCCAACCTGCTCGTCGTGCCGCCTTCGCTCGAGAGCGCCGGCCGCAAACTGCTCAACTCCGAGCTGGGCACGGGCGGTGAGACCAACGAGTGGAAAGGCACGGCCCAGCTGCTCATCGTCCCCTGGCTTGCCTGAGGCCCGGGATCATGACCGAGAAGAGTACATACCGGATCGAGCTGGAGGCGCGGGCGGCCGCCGCCAAGGTCTCCTTCGCGCCCAACATCGGCGACGCCAGGCTCGCCGAACGGGTCGCGGAGGCGGAAGGCGCCACCGCGACGCCCGGAACCCCGGAGCCCACCCCGGCCGATACGGCCGCGGCTGGCACCCCGGCTGCGGCGGAGGGTCTGGACGGTACCTCCGCCGCCACATCCAAGCCCCTCGTGGTGGTGGTCACGGGCCCCCGCAAAGGCCGCTGGCGGGCAGGGCGCCACT